AACACTAGCATATACAAAACAACCAGCTTCTATAACAGACTCCCCTGGAAATACAGCAGGTACTTATGTTTCTAATAAATATCAAGATTTACTTTTATATGCATCTCTGGTAGAAGCATATGGATACTTGAAAGGTCCTGCAGATATGTTACAATACTACGAAGGATCTTTTAACAGAGCTTTACAATCGTACGCGATCGAACAACAAGGTCGTAGACGCCGGGACGAATGGCAAGATGGGGCCCTTCGAACACCACTTAAATCTGAATCACCATCAAAATACTAAGGAGATAATAAATGGCTAATATAGTACCTGACTCTTTTAAAACAGACCTACTTGGTGGCGTGTTTGATTTTGATTCTGGTGGATCAACTTTCAAACTTGCGTTATACACTGACATATCTGGTTTCAGTACTTCTACAACTGCTTATACAACTACTAATGAAGTTTCTTCATCTGGTACAAACTATACTGCAGGTGGAAATACTTTAACTAATAATGGTGTAGCAGTATCAAGTAACATTGCATACGTTGACTTTGCAGATTTAACTTTCTCATCTGTAACGTTATCAGCAGTGGGTGCTCTGATTTATAAAGGAACTTCTAATGAAGCAGTATTAGTTTTAGATTTCGGCGGAACAAAAACAGCGACTAACGGTGATTTCGTTATTCAGTTTCCAACTGCTGATTCATCTAATGCGATCATTAGACTTGGCGACGCGTAATAATATAAGGAAATAGTAATGGCATTTGCACTCAACGATAGAGTAAAAGAAACATCTACTACGACAGGGACAGGTACGTTCGATTTAGACGGTGCTGAAACTGGTTTCGAGAGTTTTGTTTCTGGTGTAGGTGATGGTAATCAAACTTACTACGCTATCTCTAACGATGGAACAAATGAATTTGAAGTTGGTATTGGAACGATAACAGATGCAACACCTGATACTTTATCAAGAGACACTATTATTTCTTCATCAAACTCTGATGCATTGGTTAATTTTTCTGCAGGAACAAAAACTGTATTCTGTACTCTACCAGCATCAAGAACACCGTCAGCAGGTATGACCGCAACAACATTTGTGGTAACACATAATTCAACTCTATCAGATGATCAAACATTAGATTCTGGAGTATTAGCAGGACCAGTAACTATTACTGGAACACAAACTGTAACAGGAACATTGGTAATTATATAATGAGTAAATTAGAAGTCGATACTATAGCACCTCAATCGGGTACTAGTATTCAAATAGGTGAATCTGGTGATACTGTTTCAGTTCCAACTGGTGCTACATTAGATGTATCTAATAGTACTCTAACAGTTCCTGATAGTTCTATTTCAGTAACTCAATTATCTGCAACAGGTACAAAAGATTCTACAACTTTTTTAAGAGGTGATAATACATTTCAAGTTGTAACAACAGATTTAGTAAATGATACTACTCCACAATTAGGTGGAGCATTAGATATAAATTCACAAGAAATTACAGGAAGTTTAATACCTTCTACTACAGATACCTATGATCTAGGTTCATCATCTAAAGTTTGGGCTAACATATATACTGGAGACTTAAATTTATCTAACGAAGCAAAAGAACAAGGTAACTCTGTAGATGGCACTAAAGGTAATTGGACTATCCAAGAGGGTGCTGACAATCTATTTATTGTTAATAACAAATCGGGCAAGAAATATAAGTTCAAACTAGAGGAGATTTAACATGGCTTTTATCTCCAATGGCACTACAATTTTAGATGCTGGTGCATTTCAAGCTAGTCTAGGTTCAATGGTTTTATTATCTGAACAAACAGCATCAGCTTCAGCTTCAATATCATTTACAACAGGAATAGATAGCACCTATCCTATTTATAAGTTTGAGTTTATTAATATTCATCAAGCAACTGATATAGCAAATTTAAGTTTTCAAGGTTCTACAAATGGTGGAAGTAGTTATGGAGTTACAATTACTTCTACCTTTTTTTATACAAGCCATAATGAAAGTGACACTTCAACACAATTTGTTTATTGGACTGCAAGAGATTTAGCACAAAGCACATCTTTTCAACCATTAGGACATGATGCTGGTAATGATAATGACCAAAATTATGCAGGTTCTTTATATTTATTTAATCCATCATCTACTACTTTTGTTAAACATTTTATGGGTGATGTACAATCTACTATGCGTTCTGATTTTTCATTTAGAGCATTTACTGGTGGCTATTTTAATACAACAACAGCTATTGATGCAATACAATTTAAAATGAATAGTGGCAACATAGATTCTGGCACAATAAAACTATATGGAATAAAGGACAGTTAAAATGGCAGTAGTATCAGGTGGAACAACATTAATAGACAATGGTGCTTTAGATGCTGGAGTACCAACAGGAAGTTTAATATTACTTTCAACTCAAACTGCAAGTGCAAGTGCATCTATTTCATTTACATCAGATATAGATTCTACTTATGATTCTTATGTGTTTAAATTTATAGACATACACCCAGCAACTAATTCTGTTCGATTAACTTTTAATTTAAGTACAGATGGTGGTAGCACTTACAATGTAACAAAAACAACAACTGCATTTAGATCATATCATAATGAAGATGATAGCAGTTCTGGATTAATTTATTTCACAGATGATGATTTAGCACAATCAACTGCTTTTTCACCATTAACTGCATATATTGGTTCAGATAATGACCAATGTTGTTCTGGTACTTTACAAATATTTAATCCATCATCAACAACATTTGTAAAGCATTTTATTTTAACAGCAAATTCAAATCAGGCTTCAGATTTTTCGCCTTTTACAGTTGAAAATTTTATAGCTGGATATGGCAATACTACTTCAGCAGTTGATGCAATTCAGTTTAAATTTGAATCTGGCAACATAGATGATGGTATAATTAAAATGTATGGAGTAAAATAATGGCTACACTTTCACTTCGTTACAGTATAGAAATTCGAAAAGGAGTTTTCTCATGGGTTTAATATCTAACGGCACAACAGTATTCGACAATGGCTCAATGGCATCTGGCTTTGGTGGAAGTTTAAACTTTATCTCAAAAGCTACTGCTAGTGCATCTGCTAGTATAGAGTTCACATCTGGTATTGATAGCACATATAAGGAATATGTTTTTTATTGTGTAAATTTACACCCAGCAACAGATGGTGCAGAATTTCAATTTAATTTAAGTACAGATGGTGGTTCAAACTATAATGTTACTAAAACAACTACTTTTTTTAGAACATATCATAATGAAAGTGATGCAACTACTTCTTTAGAATATGTCACAGATTTTGATTTAGCACAATCTACATCATTTAAAACAATTATGAGAGATATGGGTTCAGATAACGACCAAGCTGGTTGTGGTTCTTTAAAATTATTTAATCCATCTTCTACAACTTTTGTTAAACATTTTATTTCAGATTGTCAGCATTATCAACTTAACGATTTTTCTATGAGAGATATGACAGCTGGGTATGGGAACACTATCAGCAGTATTGATGCTATTAAATTCCAAATGTCTAGTGGAAACATAGATGCTGGAGAGATATTGCTTTTTGGAGTAAATTAGATTATAAGGAGGATTATGCCACACAAATTAGTAAATGGAATACAAGTAGAACTTACAGAAGCAGAGATAGCAGCAAGAGCCGCTGAAGAAGCTGCTTGGAATGCAGGTGCATTCGATAGAGCTATGGCAGATTTAAGACAAAGACGAGATGCTATGTTAAAGTCTTGCGATTGGGTAATATTATCTGATTCTCCAATAGCTGATAAATCTAATTGGGAAAATTATAGACAAGCATTAAGAGATATAACTAACAATTTAACAAATGTTGACGATGTAAATAATGTTACATGGCCAACTAAACCGTAATTATGAGTGAAGTAAAAGTAAATAAAATAAGTCCACGTTCAGGAACAAATGTCACTTTAGGTGATAGTGGTGATACGATTACTATCCCAGCAGGTGCAACATTTGATGCATCTAGTGGTACTTTAACTCTAGCTGATGGTTCAGTTACAAATGCAAAATTAGCAAACTCATCTATTACTATTAATGGATCTTCTGTATCTTTAGGAGGATCTACAACAATTGAAACAGGTACATCTTGGCAATCAGATATTAAAACTTCAGCTTTCACAGCAGTAGCTGGTGAGGGTTATCTTTGCAATACAACAAGTTCAGCATTTACAGTAACTTTTCCATCTTCAGGAAGTATTGGAGATACTATTCAATTAGTAGATTACGCAGGAACTTTTAAAACAAATAATTTAACGGTAAATCCAAATGGTTTAAAAATACAATCTGACACATCAAATAGAATATTTGCTATAAATCGTCTTGCTTTAACATTTGTATATGTAGATACCACAGAAGGTTGGACATTATCTTCTGGTTATAAAGAACAAAATAACCCATTTTATGTAGCACCTTATGATATTGAATTTTTAGTAGTAGCTGGTGGAGGTGGTTCAAATCAAACTGGTAATCTAGGTTATAATGGTGGAGGAGGTGCTGGTGGATATAGAACTTCAACACAAACATCAATACCATCTGGAAATACTATTACAGTTACAGTAGGAGATGGTGGTTCTGGTGCTAATGGTTCAGATTCTTCAGTTTCAGGTCCTGGCATAACAACCATAACTTCTACAGGAGGCGGCTTTGGTGCTACTTACAATGTAATTAATACAGGAGGGAGTGGTGGTTCTGGAGGTGGTGCTACTTTTAATAATTCAGGTGGTTTTGGTTCTGGTAACACCCCATCTACATCTCCTAGTCAGGGTAATAATGGTGGAACTGCTCCAAATGTCGGCCCATACGGTTGTGGAGGTGGTGGAGGTGCTAGTGCAGTTGGTTCAAACGGTGGTTCTTCAGCTGGAAATGGTGGGGCTGGTACAGCTAATTCAATAACAGGTTCTTCAGTAACTTATGCTGGTGGCGGAGGCGGAGGAATGAACGTTAATCCAGGTGGAACTGGTGGTGCTGGAGGTGGTGCTGATGGAAACACTACAGGTGCAGCTGCTGATGGAACGGCTAATACTGGTGGAGGTGCTGGAGGTCAAGGATTATCACCTGGTCAAGCAGCAAGTTCTGGAGGAAAAGGAGTTGTTATTTTAAAGGTACCAACAGCTAGTTACTCTGAAATAATAACAGGAAGTCCAACAGTTACAACATCTGGTACTGATACAATAATTCAATTTAATGGTTCAGGGAGTTACACAACATAATGGCTAGTTTTGCAAAAATAGGATTAAATAATAAAGTAATAGAAGTTCTTTCAATACATAATAATGAATTATTAGATAGTAATGGAGTTGAACAAGAAGTTAATGGAATAGATTTTTTAACTAAATTAACTGGTTGGTCAATATGGAAACAAACATCATATAATACTAGAGGTGGAGAACATATATTAGGAGGTACACCTTTTAGAAAAAACCATGCTAGTGTTGGTTACACTTATGATGAAGATAGAGATGCTTTTATTCCACCAAAACCTTATCCATCTTGGACATTAAACGAAACATCATGTTTATGGGAAGCACCAGTTGCTATGCCAGATGACGATAACAGATATATTTGGAATGAATCAACACAAACTTGGGATATAGATTAAATTTTAAATAAATTTTTTTGTGGAAATTTTACATAACTTCTTAGACGAAGATTTTTTTAAAGATTTAAAAAAACTTGTTTTAGAATCAGAATTTGCATGGTTTAAACGAAAAACTATGGTAAGTGATTCTACTGATAACTTAGGATATTTTACTCATTCTTTTTATAATAATAACAAAATAAATTGTAATACATATTTTAAATATATAATACCAATTTTAGATAAACTTAGTTCAAAAGCTGTTATAGAAGTTAGGGCTAATTTATGTCCATCTGTTTTTTTTAAAAAAGATAAATGTGCTTTTCATGTAGATAATAATTTTAATTGTAAAACCGCAATACTATATCTTAATACTTGTAATGGAGGAACTGAATTTAAAACAAAAGAAAAAATACAATTTATAAAATCTGAAGAAAATAAAATTGTAGTATTTGACTCTAATATTGAACACAGAGCGATAACATCTACGGATGCTGATTTTAGATATATATTAAATTTTAATTATTTTGATTAATATGAGTATTGTATATAAAATATATAAAAGTAAAACAATAATAGAAAATCAAAATCAAATAATTTCTGATTTAGAGTATGTAAAAAATAAAAACTTCTTTAGTGATTACACTTGGGATTATGCAAAGTATAATATTTTTACACTAAACCCTAATAGTGTTATGTTAAATAAAATTTTTTTAGAATTAAAATTTATCATTAGAGATTACTTACAAACTGATGAACCTCTTTGGGTTCAATCTTGGTTAAATTTTCATTATGAAAATGAGGTTTTGCAAAGACACTCTCACGAGTGGCCTTATCATGGGTATATTAGTATTGAACCTAATAACACAACAACTGTATTTGATAATTTTGAAATTAAAAACGAAATAGGTAATATTTATATTGGACAAGGAAATTTGTATCATTCTGTAAGGGTTGATAAATCTTTTAAAGAACCTAGAATCACATTAGGTTTTGATATAAAAACAAAAGACGTTGAAGTAAAAAAAGATATGGTTTCTTTAATACCTATTTAGTGTATATAAAATTTTATGAAAGCAGAAGATATAAAATGAGTGAATTTAAAGTAATTAATTTATTTCCAACACCTATTTACATTACAAAAATGAATAGAGGATTTACAAAACAAGAATTAAAATTTGTAGAAAATCAAAAAAAACAATGTTCAAAAAATGAAGGTAATATTATTACTAATGAAAATTACATATTAAACAAAAAAGAATTTAAAAATATAAAAAAGTTTTTAGATCAATGTTGCAAAGACTATTTAGAAAAAATTATTTGTCCAAAAAATGATTTAAAACTTTATATAACGCAATCTTGGTTAAATTATACGGAAAAAAATCAATATCATCATAGACACTTTCACCCGAATGCAGTTGTATCTGGTGTATTATATTTTGATTGTAATAAAGAAAATGACAAAATAGTATTTTCAACTTCAAAAGGGTATCAACAAATCAAACCTGAAATAGAAAATTATAATATATGGAACTCAGATACATGGTGGTTACCAGTTGAAACTGGTCAATTAATAATGTTTCCCTCATCAACTACCCATCAAGTAGAAACTAAAAAAGGTGATAATACTAGGATAAGTCTAGCATTTAATACTTTTTATAAAGGTACAATAGGCTCAAATAGTAATTTAACAGAGTTGATATTATGACAAAAAATGGTATAAAACACTACGCAAGTGAGTATTCCACCACACCACATACTCACTTGCTTATATTACATTTATAAATTAAAATAAGGCGCTATGTCAGAAGTAAAAGTAGATACAATTCAACAACCTTTAGTGGGAGATAACCCAGCGACTGCGAGGTAACTCGTGACAAGTATTCTAAAAAACGACACTATCCAAAATAGTAGTGGATCTAATATCATCAATGAGTCAAGTGGAACAGTAACCATGGCTGCATCTGGGAATACGGTCACCATTCCAGCAGGTGCAACGATGACAGCAGACTCATTGTTAGT